TATTCTTTGGAATACTCCCATGTCCCATGTGTCTGACATGTTTGAATATTGGCGTGGGGATATTATTTTCCGTTTCAAGTTCATATGTTCGAAATATCACCGTGGTAGGGTTCGTATTAATTGGGACCCCCGTGGAAATATTGGTGCGGCAGGTGATTACACCACCGAAACGTACACGAAAATCGTGGACATTACTGAAGAAACGGATGTGGAATTTCGCGTTCCTTATACACAAGCTCTGGCGTATCTGCGCGTTGAACCTGGTAAATTACTCCATTATTCGACAGCATCGACTTCTATGTCTGGTGTTGGTGTCTACCACAATGGTATTATTACCGTTCGTGTGTTGAATCGTCAAACTTCACCAATAACATCTGCTGATATTAGAATGTTGGTTTTCGTCAAGGGTGCCGATAATCTGGAGTTTGCTGTACCAAAGGAAGTAGATATTTCATATTCACCATACGCTGTCCAATCTTATGATTCTCGTATGGATGTCGATCGTACCGTACACGAAATGGGAGTCAAACCGTCTATTGCCGACCCAAATATAAATTTGGTGTACTTCGGGGAATCTGTTGTTTCCTTACGCCAAGTTATGCGGCGACAGAGCCTTTATAAGAGGCTTGTCGCTGGTTCATCTTCGTCTATAGATACGATATACTTGAGTACTTTCAAGTTGGCTCGTTTACCGTTGTATCCTGGTTTTGATGTGAATGGTGTAGATTCTGCCCTTGGTGTTATATCTTCGCTACCTGAACCGTATAACTATACGAATTGGTTACCCATGACATGGATTGGTCAATGCTTCGTTGGTGTGCGAGGGTCAGTATTGTATTCCGTAAATGCCAATGGCCAACAGGATTGCAAAACTGTAATCTGTGCTCGTGAATATGGTCCGCATAACTCTTCAATTGCTGAATTAACTCAGGCTTTTGGAGGCAATGGGGCTTTAAAACAGTCCATTCAAGTGGACCAGTTGGCAGGCAATTCTGGTATGACAATGACCAATCAGGTTACTCAGGGTGGCATTACTACAATGTTGCCCATGTACAGCAATGTTAAATTCATCATGAATACACCAAGCTCACGCAGTGTTGGTAGTTTGGTGGATGATTCGTTTCATGATGCTATGAGAGTCCAGACTCTCTACCAGACACAAACGAATTCATTCAGCGACACCTTCGTTGATTTGTATTGCGCGGCGGGAACAGATATGAACTTTGTGTTCTTCATCAATGTACCCGCCGTGTACATTTATAACTCTGTGCCTACCCCTTTGCCATAGAG